TGCTTGTGTTTCTAACAATGATAATTGAGTATAATATTCCATACTCTCAATTCTATTTTCTAAATTACCAATATCTCTCATTGTATATCTTTTGTTATCAGTTTTTGTAATTTTAATATCGTCTAAATCTAAAACATAAGATGGCATTTCTAAAGTATATAATAGCATTGCACCATCTAAAGATTTTGGAACTTGCGGTATTAAAGCACTTGCGCCATTAGCAACTTTAAAATTTCCTTCTTTATCTAAATAAACTTTATCTATTCTTGGTAAGTAGTATTCAAAATCAGAAGTAATATCTGTTCCAAATTTAACTACATCAACTATAGAAGCACCTGTACCACTATAATAACGGTCAGCATTACCACTATCTATTGTTGAAGCGTCATCTACTCTTGGTCTAAAATCTAAACAATCTCTTAATTCAAATTTCTTTCCTGTTGTATCAGAAGAATAACTTGGTATATCTGCGTAATCTACAACACCTGAATAAGAGTCTACATCAAAGTAATCTCCTGAACCGTGTGAGAAATAACTAAATGTAACTAATAATCTTCCTGTAGGTGTTAATGCACCATTTTTTAATTTAATTCTTCCAATATCATAGAAGTTATCTCTTTGTCCTGAATCTACATTAAATCTATTTGTAATATCTGTATCGCCTGCAACTGCATTTGTACTAAAGTCAGCAGCCATTTTAATAGAGTCTACGGTATAAACATCTGCTCTACCTAATCCACATACACCAGATTCAATAGTTGCTTGTGTAGCAATTTGTACTGTTTGCGAAGAATTTAAAGTTTTAGATTTAGAACCTGCAACTGCTCTATTAATTGTTGCTAAAATTTTTACTTTATGTCCTGCATAATCAGTACCAAAATTTAATGTTAAAGTTTTACCAGTTGGAGAACCACCTAATGAAAATATTGTTCCTGCTAAATGGTTAGTACCACTTAAACTTAATACGGCACCAACTTCTCCTCCTACACCTGCGCCCATAGCCATAATAGAAACAGTAAAATCTTTTTCTAGTAATCCACTAATTGTTTCATTTGTTCCTGCTGTAATTGTTATATCACCATTTGATCCTAAAGTTCCTGTAAATCCTCTTCGTATAGAAAAGTTTGTATCTGTAATTCCTGAATTAACTTGCGTTTTTAAAGTCTTAACAGTTTCATTTGGCATTTCAAATATAGAAATATTTTTGTTTGCGTCATTTATTACACCACGTCCTCTAGTAATAGATGATTTAGTTACGTTTGCACCAGAAGCGTCTATTGTATAAAGAAGTGTATCACTAACAATATATTTTACAACTTTTGTTTCTTGTAAATTAGTATCTGTTGTAATTGTAATTTTATCACCAATTTTTAATTCATCTGTAAATCTTGTACCAAATCCTGTAAATGAATATGCACCACTAGTATTAGATACTGTTCCAGTTAATGAAATATCTGTTGTTGATATATCTGAAGTATAGGTTGGAGAACCTGCCATTCCAATTTGTTTAACATCACTTGGACCAAAATTTCTTACTCCTTTTCTTCCTATTGTATCTGCTTGTATAGTTCCTGTATTACTTGATGTTCCACCTGTGATTGTTTCACCTGCAACGAAATCACCTTGTACATTTGAAAGTACTACAACTCCGTGAGTTGCCGTACCACCTGCACCTGGAGTGGTTACATTAGCAGGAGTTGTTCCATCTGCTTGATATAATTTCCAATTTGCACTATCTTTATCTCTAACTGTAAATGTTCCACCAGCAGTTACAACTGAATCAATTGCTAAACCAGTTACACCTGCAATAGTAATTTGTTGTCCATCTTGTAAATTATGTGTACTAGCAATTTGAACTTCACCAGGATTTGCTAGAGTTATATTATTAATAGTAACTGTTTCTGCTGTAGAAATTGCTTGAAGTACACCAGTAGCACCTGAAGTACCACCTGTTATTGTTTCTCCAGTTGTAAATGATGTTGCTTCTAAAATATTTAAATGAGCAAACATTTCTATATCAAATAGATAATGTTTATAAACAGCACTAGTTATAGTATTTCTTGAAAATATATTATTTGTAGCAGTACCAGAAGAATATTCCATCCCTCTTGATTTTGCTCTTCCTATTGAATTAATACTTGATTCAGCACCAACATTAGGAGTACCTCTAACAGCAGTCGCTGTATCATATAAGGTTAAATTTTTAAATGATTCTGAATCACCTGAAACGAAACCAACATCTGGCGAACCATAAACGTTAGTTACATTAAAGTAATTACCTAAATTAAATCTTGTTTTAAAATTATTTTCTGTATCAAATTCTCTTGTCTTTTCAATATCAATAAAAGATGTACCAATAGTTTCTATTTCATAACCTCGTACATATGCTTTACCTGGTCCCATACCAGCGGCAATTTTATTTGCGTCCCCACCATCACCTGAAGAGTAAATACCTCTATTATTTCCTGATAGTAAATGTTCTCTTAAATCTAAATCAAAATCTCTTAATGCATAATCACCAGATTCATCAAACGTTCTACGAGCAAAAGTATCTTCTATTACAGCGTATTCTGTTGTTCTAACTTGATTTTGAATTATACCATTTTTTAATCTCAACAACTCTACAAAGTTTGCGTCTGCTGTTGAAGCTAAAGATAATTTAGTTAATGTTAAAAGAATTTTAAATCTATGAGCACCTGGAGCATTTTGATTTGATGTTCCTTGAGCATTATCATTTAAACTTGCGTCTTCATTTGGTGTTGTAAATGATTCTGTAACTAATAAACCAATTCTATATGAAGGTTTGTTTGTATATTTGTCAAGTATTACTGTTTGTTGTGAAACTTCAACGTGATATCCATTAATGTAATAAACACCTTTTTGAACTTCAGCAGCGCAACCTGTATGAACTGAAGCAACAGTTGCCGTAGCAGCTAATTCATTAATTGTACAATCTAAAGTTTCTGAAACTGCGAATTGTGTAGCAGTATTATCTGTTCCAGTTTTTATATATTTTACAAATAATGTATCTGCGTCTGTACCATCTGCAACAGCTACACCTACAACTTTTGCAATAACGCCTGAAGTTGCACCTGTTAATTCTACTCCATTATAATCTGCTAATGTTGAGTTTGATTTTGCGGAAAGTTTTACTGAATGGTAATTTAAGTCATACCCAATTTCACCAGGTATAACCATAGCACCTTTTTCAAATAGATGGTCTGATACCCTCTCTACTTGATTTTGTATTTGGGTTTGTGATTGTGTTAATTCTCTCGCCTGTACAGCAAATGCTGGTCTAAAAAGAACTCTATGAAACTTTTTACTTTCGTTAAAGTCATCATAATAGGGCGATAAATTAAAATCTGTTGGACTTGGCATTTATCTCTCCTAAAATTCTATAATCAGTTTGATATTCTCGGTTTGGTCAGCAGCTCTAGTGATTGGTGCTCTATTTTCTACATAGACTATTTCACCAGAACCGTGGTCAATTTCTGAACTAGAATATCCACTTACAAATACTTGGTTATTAACTGTACCTGTTGTTGTTGCAGGTGTTAAAGTCGCTGATGTATCTGCACCTGTAATAATATTTGTGCCACTAAACGCTGTTTGATTACCGTTGCTATCTACTCCCTCATCATTGTGTCTTGTTTGAATATAATATAATATTTTATTTGATGGATCCCATTCTACAACTTTACCAACTGCACCTGTGCCTGCTTGTGAAATTTTTTCGTCAACTGTAAATGTTCCTGTACTTCCTGATCCAACAGCTGCTGTAGTTGCTCTCATTGTAGTAGCCGTAGCGGCAACTCCACTAGCTTTCGGGTCTCTTATCAAACTTACTTGTCTAAAATCGTTTGCAACTGTTACGTCACCTGAATTTGCTGATTCAGTTCCTTCTAAACTTGTATTTAACATAACAAAGAAACCACCTAACTCTTGTACTGCGTTGTATCCGTGTCCACCTTTTGGTTCAATTATTACATCTAATTCTGTAGTAATTAATGCGCCACCACCAGCAGAATTTATATCTGCAAGTTTAATATATCCATATGTGTATCCTGTTCCTGGAGTAGTTACGGTTACTGCCGAAACTGCACCTGAAGTTATAGTTACTGAACATACACCACTTGATCCATCTCCTCGTATTGGTATACCTGTATGTGTTCCGTCTGAACCAGCTGAACCTGCTGTTTTAATTTTAACTATGTTAACTGCACCATCTACAGCGGCTGAACTAATTGTTAAGTTTGTAGAAACTGCCATAAAATCTACTGATAAGAAATCAGCTTGTTGAGCAGCAGTTAAAGTGTACATATATTTCCACTTGTATCCGTCAGCAGTTGTTAATATTGTTGTTGATGTTCCTGTAGGTTCTACAGTTGAAACTGCACCACCATTATTATCTAAACATTTATATACGTTTCTTTGAGTTGTTAAAACATAAAAAGTTGCGTCATATAAAGTAGCAGCACCACTTGTTGAAGTTTGTACTGTTGTTCCATTAGTAATATATTCTCCGTAGTCGTGTCTGTAATAATCATAAACTGTACTAGTTACCCAATTTCTTCTAGGAACTACAAAACCAGCATTTGTAGTTGCAATTTTTTTACAAGCGAGCATACTATCAAATATATAATTTTGTGTGTTTTCATTGTCTGCAGGAATCACAGGCAATGCGTCTGTACCCTCATTATTTGTTCTACCATCTCCTCTTGTTGAAGTAGTAAATCCTTGAGGTCTTCCTATTCCTAAATAGAAAGTATTACCTGAAGCTTCAGAAAACGCTTCTTGGAATTGTTCCGAGTTGTGTATTCTGAATTTATTTGTTATAATTGCTGGCATTCTTATTTCCTTTATCTATATTTATACAAGTTTTCTAATTAGTAATTAATTCCTATTCCGTGGACTTGACATTCTTTTGTAGAACTTGATTGGTTATCCCACTCTATTTTATAACGGACATCTGTTCCACTCGTACAAGTGGTTTCACCTAAACGGATTTGTTTAATACCTGTTGAATAAACTGGTGTTATAGCATTATAACTAGACGCTTCTGTCCAATTTGATCCTCCATTACAAGTCATATAAACCTTTAAATCAGTTCCCATAGTATTAGTTCCAAAAGCATCCTTATATAATAATGTTCCACCAACTTTAGTTTTTGCTGAACCAACTACATTAGCAGCTTGAATTGCTGTTCCTGTTGTATTTGAAGCAGGGACACCAAAGTTTGGAAGAGAACCTGCAAAACTTGTTCCATCAGCATAACGATTATTACTTGAAATTCTTATGCCATCCATCCAACCTTTAAAATATCTATTAGGGTCACTTCTATGATGACCAATTCTAACAACTCCATCTGAATATGCACCAGCACCAGGAGAACCTGGAGTACCACTATCTACTTGAACTCCATCTATATAAAAACGAAATACTCCACTTTGTCTTGTATAAGCTACGTGGTGCCAAGCACCCTCACTACAAGCAGTTGCTTCTTTTAAGTTTGCACCACCTTCAGTATTAAACACTTCTAATTTTTCAGTACTATTTTCAAATTCCCATTGTTGTATTTGTCCAATATCAAAAATACTATCACTTGAAAAATCAACCCCAGCTTCTTTCCACATCCAAAATTCAACAGTATAATCTCCATTTGTTTCCATAGCTTGAAAAGAACTATGAGTAAAAGTCATTGTATCTCCAGCACCGTCAAAATAAATTGATGTATTTGTGCCAGTTAATTTTTGTGTATTATTCCAACGTGTGTTTCCACCTACTGTCGCACTATGAGGATTAGAACTTTTATCTGTAAAAGTTGTAGAACCATCTGTCATATTGAAAGATGACAATAATAACATTGTATCAGCATCCGAAGTGAATATATCTGTTGCAGGAGTAATTGTGTTTATATAACCAGATGTAAGAGCAACCTGTGTTTTAGTTCCTAAAGTATCTGTTGCGAAGGTATCAATATGTTGATTTGGCAAATTAAAAGCGGCACTTGATTCGTTAGTTGCTTCTCTTAAAGCCAAAGCACTTATATCCGACTTAACTGGTTGTAAATTTGTTTCACCACCAAGAGTTGTCGTTAAATTATTTGCTATACTTCTAGTTTTAGTTCCCATTTGTTTATCCTAAATATCTTATTACTATTTCTGCACCACTATTAGGAGCAGTTATAAAAGTTAATGTTGTTCCTGAAATTGTATAATCGTCTGTTGGCACTAAACAAATACCATTTACAAAAACTAAAATATCATCTACTATTCTTCCAGAAAGAATTGTAAATCCTGTTGTTGAACCATCTGCAACAAGTGATTTATTTGTAATTACATTTCTTCTTCCACCTTGAACTTCAATAGCGTGACCCATACCTCCGTGTGGTTCACATTGATAATAAAGTAAAGAAGGTGTATCTTCTGTAATTTCTATTTGTAAATATGCACCAGCATTTCCTGCTGTACCGTTAACGGTAACATTAGTTGTATATTCAATTGTTTTATTTGAATCTCTATAAATTTTCATTTGATGACCAACGTTTGTTGAATCTGATTGGTCAAATTTCCATTTACCTGGTGCTAATTGTAATAGTGGAGATTCATCTCCATCTATTAAAAATCCTGATGAATGTCCAGTACCATAATAATAATGCGCTGTTGTTTTAGTTGCTACGGTTACTGGAAGCGTTTCAATAATAGTATTATGAGAAGAACGGTAAGAAAGATATTGTACGTCTGAAATTCTTTCATTTAATTGGTCTAAAGCAGAACCCGCTGTAAATGCACCAGAACCACCAACTGAACCAGGTTCAAATCTTGTTGTTGAAGAATTCCAAACCATTCCTTGACCGTTAGTAATTCCTGTTATATTAACATTTGAGTGTCTATCAACACCATCATTTTCTGTTAATAAATTTACCCAACCTGACGCTGTTGCGATATAAGGTTTAAGTAATGCTTCATCTAAAGCAGGCGAACCTGAATAAGTTGCTGCTGCTGGAAAACTAGCAAAGTTTGGATAATTAAATCTTATTGCTGATCCTTGTCCATTAATTGTTATATAAGATGAACCAGTTATTGATAATCCATTTACTGTTGTTGCACTTGTTCCTAATTCAATTGCTGTATAACCGATAGTAACTGAATCATTTGCTAAATTAGCATTTGTAATTCCTGCACTACCACTTAATGAAGCATTTGTAAGTCCTGAAGCGGCTACTGTAACTGTATCACCAGTTGTAGTTGTTGTTATACCAGTACCACCAGATAATTTTAAAGTATCTCCTTGTACTATGGAAGACGTTGTTGATGTATCATCAGCGATAGTGAATAAAGAACCTGTAATTGAATTTGATCCAGTATCTATTGTTTTATTTGTTAAAGTTTGTGTACCGTCTTTAGTTGCAACATCACCTGTTGGTGTGTTAATAACTGGACTTGTTAAAGTTTTATTTGTAAGAGTTTGTGTACCGTCTTTAGTTGCAACATCACCTGTTGGTGTGTTAATAACTGGACTTGTTAAAGTTTTATTTGTAAGAGTTTCTGTACCAGCAATTGTCGCAAAATCATCATCTGATAAAGCAGTATTAAAATTTGCTGTTGTTCCTGTAATAGTATTAGTTGCTAAATCAATTGATTTATTTGTTAATGTATCTGCTGATGTTTCTGTAAGAACTGTACCGTCTATTGCTATTTGAACTTCATTATTACCAACGGTTGTTATAATACCATTAGAACCAATGAACTGTAATTTTTCACCAAGATTTACTGTATCTACAGTAGAACTAGTATCTTCAATAGTAATATAACCTGTTAGATTACTACCATCACCTATCGCTGTATAGATTTCGTCAAAATTTTGATTTATGATACTACCACCACCACGCAGGTTAGTACCTGTTCCATCATTGGATACTGTTCCTAAAAATATTGATTGTTTAGCCATTTCTTCCTTTAAATTACTTTACTATTTATAATCTTTTACGGTGTTGTATCATCAAAAAGTGGTCCTTCATCATCCCACCTTACAACTGTATTACTGAAGTCATTTTGGTTAAATGTAATTACTGAAGGAAAAGCAGTCATCATCTTAACGTTTTTTCCATTAGCGTCTGAAGACATTAAGAATATTCCACTTTGTCCATCTAAACTAGTCCTTGTTCCAAATACTTTTAATTCATTGAATGCTCTAAATGTATATCCTGGATCATTTGCAAATACAGTAGTTGCGTATTTGTTAAGTGTTCCCCAACGAGGTCCACCATATGCGTGACCAGTTCTAACACTTTGACCACCTATTGTTGACCGTTTTCTACTTAAATAATCATAATCTATTCCAGCTCTATTTAAAGTTATATCTCTTTGATTAGCAGCAAAATGTTCAATTGTATTATGGTCTAAATCAATTGAACCTGATTCAAGAGCATTTGCTCTTAAAGATGTTCCATCATCTATTGTTCCTAATCTTCTACCAAATATAACCGAGAATAAAGTATTAAGAATTGCAATTAATGGT